CTATGTATGTACATAGTTAGTAGTGGCCTAGCCCGCGTATGAAGGGTGCGGACTAGACCACCTAACAGAAAGAACACTTAGTTAGTTAATAGGCTAGCGACATGACTATTGTGAGTGTCTATACATCCTGTTCATCCACACCTCGCAGGATGGGTATTACTAGGGAGTAGCAGTACGACACTATGTATGCCCACATTATGGACATACATAGAGGCAGGGAGCATTTCTGCCCCCTGCGACTATGACTAGACTAAACTGTTTCTAGTGTGTTCTCCATCAACTCGTTGAGAGAAGGGAGGTCGATACTGCGTAGCAAGGTGTTGATGATGTCTTTCACCTTGCCTTCCTCGGTGTTGGTTGTAGTACCCGCACCGAGTAGTGCCTTAGCGTGCTTTTCCAAGCCTGCGAATGATGTCTTGCGTACGGCATCATAGTCGATAGGAGTGTTGTCCAGTTCCTTCTGTAGTTCGTTGATACGAGCAATGACTGTATCTACGCCCTCTGTCTGGATGTGGTTGTAAATCTCTGCCCACTTAGCAGACAATACAGACGAACGCTTGACGATGTCCTTGGTTTCCATACCCAGACGGGCTGAGATGTAGCCACCAAAGAGTGCTACCGCTTGACCAGCAGATGGTTTGCCACCATCATACACATCAAGGATAGTTGCTTCAGGGTTCTGCTTAAACCCCTGTGCGAACACATCAATGGACACGGACTTGGACTCTAAAGATTTGTAAGAGGTCTTTAGTTCCTCTATTGTGATTGTAGTCATAGGTTTCCCTTTAACGGTAAATCAGGGCGCTATGCCCCGTGCTACCTATGGCACAGCACTATCTGCCACCATAGGTAGCGACACAATAGAAATGTCGCTTATGCCTAAGGGTAAGCCTTCTACCCTAACTTTTGCTCTGGACACCCTAATCTTATTTGTCCCTTTTTGACCCCCCCACCCTTAAACGCCTTTGCCCCAATTTGTCTTCCAGGTGAGATTGACTAGTGGGCCTATTATGGGTATGGCAGTGGCCAAATGTCCGAATTGTGACATTTATAACATTTTGTAAATTTGGCGGGGGAAATCGGGGGAACTATGATCATAGAAATTTTTGGGGGTATACATAGGACAGGCAGTGGCTAATTGGCTATACTGGTAATAGAGCGCTCAACAATGAGGCTCAAACTACTAGTTATCGTCTAAGGAGATAATTATGGCTATTATGCCGTCATCAGGAAAACACGACCCACAACACCATACAGATCGCTACACAGATCCGTGGGGCCCAAAGAGTCCGAAGGACTACTCTTATACTAAGATCCCTAAGATCGACACACCAATTACCATTACATCACTGTTTCCACAGTTTGATCGGTGGGCAATCGGGTTCGATCCTCTATTTGATACATTCAAGCATGTCTCTGCCAATACTAAGACCGCAGGGTATCCTCCATACAACATCTTTAAATCAAAGGACAACTATGTCCTTGAGATCGCTGTAGCAGGGTTTGCTAAGGAAGATATCAAGATTACCGTACAAGAGCTCACACTGACCGTAGAAGGCTCCTCAATGCCATCTGTGGACCAGTACGTGCACAAGGGTATCGCAGCACGTGACTTCAAGCAAGACTTCGTCTTAGCTGAGTACGTAGTTGTAAATGGTGCAGAGTTGAAGGATGGTATGCTTCGTATTATATTGAAGCAAGAGCTACCAGAAGCAAAGAAGGCAAAGACTATCGAAATCTCATAGTCTGATACACTTGACCTGGGTAAGTCTTTAAACTGCCCTATTATTGTAAATACAAAGGCTCCCCGCCGAAAGTTTGGAAAATTATGGAAAAATTAATATTGGATGTGCTCTGCTACAATTGTGGAGTGATGTTTCAAGTACCTGTAGGAACTAAGAACCCAACTGCAAGATGTAAGGAGTGCTCCGACTAATGCCTAACTATGACTACAAGTGTAATGAATGTGGGATGGTACGAGAGATCTACCGTGAATTTGGTGAAGATCACGAACCTACTTGTTGTCAGTCTAGTATGTCACGTGTATGGACAGCTACCCCCGCCGTATTTCGTGGTGGAGGCTGGGGCGGACAATAGTCCTAAAACCCGGTAAACTATTACTATGGCAGATAAATATAGATCAAGTAGGTTTAAACCTGAGGTTGACCCCGATAACTATGCTGCTATAGCCGCTGCTTTAAAAAACGAGAGAGAACGTAGTCGTCTCTGCGGACCAGGATATCAAGAGATTGATGCTCCGACATCTGGTGGACCTCGTCCAAGAGCTAAGAAGTGTTGCTACAACTATAACACTAAGACATTGATCATTGTAATGACTGACCCAGGTCCTGGCAACCTTCCTAAGTACACTTGGATTGAATATGCCGATGTAGATGACTTTTTGTGGGAAGGCCTAAAGGATGCAAACTCTACAAATGAGTTTGTACAAGAAGCCTTGTTAAACCACCCGTATACAGTAACTGACTCTGGATCCTTGCCTAGAACACGTGGAGAGGCCTTCCACAACGAGATTCAGGCCAATGAAGAGTATTATGGCAAATATGGCCCTGATGGTGCACCAATTCCAAATTACTGATACCATATACATCTACTGAGAGGGTTACCATGGGAAGAAATCATTTTTCTAAAGCTGGTGGGCCATATTTTATTAACAACGGTGTCACTAGACATAAAGACCATCATAAGCACGATGACTCTCATACTCACTCATATATGTTTGAGGTCGGGCCTTTTCGCAAGTTATTTAATTTAGTAAAGTCTAAATTTAAAAAGGGGCCACTATGACAACGCTTGCTGCAATACAAGGTGATGGTTGGACTGTTATTGGATGTGACTCACGCGCATCAGATGAAGATGGTCGTTTCATGGAACTGTCTACGGATAAAATAATTAATAACAATGGTGTACTGATAGCGGTCTCCGGCGCTTCTAGAGGTGGAAACATTGCACAGTTTGGTTGGAAGCCACCAAAGCCTCGTGTAGGTGAAGATCTAGATTTATTTATGACACGGACATTTATACCTTCAATGCGTAAAGCTTTTCAAGATGCAGGCTTTGAAGGTAAAGAAGACGGTGATTCAGCTTGGCATGACTCTAACCTGTTAGTTTCTGTTCGTGGAGTCATCTACCCTATATTTAATGACTACTCTTGGGATAGAGAAGCCCGCAACGTATACTACGCAGGTAGCGGCGGAGATTTAGCACTTGGTGCTTTGGAAGCCCTAAACTACACAAAAATTAAAACCCCACAAGAAGCAGAGTCAATTCTTAAGAAAGCTATTGCTATTGCTATTAAGCATGATATTTATTCTGGCGGAAAGATCGTTACACGCATACAAGAGGCGTAATCTCTGGGATTATTGTCCCTGTCCAATCCCGGACACTCACATTGATCAAGTGAAGGAATACATATGTCAAGTTACAACGAACCGGCAGCTATTGGGTCTCCCAGCGGTACCGGCGCAGAAACAGTCGCAATTGCGGCACAACCAGCTGGAGTTAACAACAACGGTAACGCTACCGACTCAGCAGGAAATTTACGAGTAGATTTTGTATGGGGATCACGCCCACCTCTACCAAACGACGAACGTGCTGATGGAACTCCAACAGCAACAGTTGCATACGGTGCTGCACAAAACGCACAGTGGACAACTACAGGAAAGATTGATAGTGCACGCTTAAACGCAGCACTTGGAAATCACTCAGACATTGAAGCTGAGTGGGCAGGTTTCCCAGGTTACATCGAAGCAGCAGGTAACTACAAGGTTACAGCAGCTTCAGGTAATGGAACAACTGTTACATACACATCACTAAACCACCTTGCACCTGGAGACGTTATCAATGTTACAGGTCTTACAGAATCAGCTTACAATCTATCAGCAGTAACTGTTGCTACAGCTAACAAGCTACAGTTCACAGTAACTAACTCAGCTAACGCTGGTGAAATTACAGGACAGTGGTACGGTAAGGCAGAATCAACAACAGCTCGTTCAGCAGCTGATGGTGCAGGCCTTGGTTACATTGTAGTACCTTCAGTAGTTGGTAACACTACAGCAGTAGCCCTTGATACTCTTAAGGATGCTGGTTACGAAGCAGCTAACATTACAACTGCAACAGCAGCTACAAACGCTGCTTCAACAATCACAGCAGTTGCACGTACAGGTACAACAGCAACAATCACCTCATCAGGTGCTGGCGCTAAATACCCAGTTGGAACTAAGATTACTGTTGCAAACCTAGTATCACCAGATACAGCGCTCAACGGTACATTCACAGTTACAGCAGTTGCTACAAACACTGTTTCTTACACAACCACAACTTCAGGAACACTATCAACAACAGGTCTCTCTGTTGCTGGCCTCACAGGTGTTGCTGGAACAATCAAGACTCAGTCAGTTGCAGCTGGAACAGGTTCAGTCCTCTCAACAGCTACAATTACAATCACACCGTTTGCGACAGCTTCATAAGCTTCTCAACACAAACAAATAGCCGGGAGTTCACGCTCCCGGCTTTTTGCTTTAGTGGGATACTATCCCTATGACATACTTATTGGCGGAAGAAGATATTTCAGTAAATGTGAGGGAATCCTGCGACCTTTGCTCGGCTAGGGCCCTGATCGTGGTACTATTCCCCTCTGGGGAATTGACCTTCTGCATGCACCATTATAATAATAATGCTCATGCGCTTACAGATCAAGGCGGAGTTGCTAAACTTTTGCCAGTACCTAAAGATTAGATGGGATCAAAAGATGTTTATTTTTAATAGCCAGAGAATGGTTCAATCCAATAACGGCATGGGTCGTAACCGAACCTATGGCGGCATAGGATCAATCTTTAGACAAAAAAGCGCCTTTGAATTAGAGAAGCAACTAATCGATCATCGTGCAGATGCAAGCATCCGCATTAACACAGCTACCAATGAATCACGTGGAGAGCAAGATCGTAAGAAGGCCGTTATTGGTGCTGCTACAGGTGCTTGGGGTAAAGCACAAGAGACTAAAGAATTAGGTAAGAGGGCTCGTGGTCAACGTAGGCACCTTAAAGAACTTAACCGCGCAACTAATAATACTGATGAATTTATTGACGATCCAAAAAATCCTGGAACAAAGATTAAAAACCCTGATCGTTGGACTGGTGAAGTTGTAGATGCATCAGTAGGTGAAGCTAAGGGAATCTTCCAGCGTAAGGGTGCAAATCCTGGTAAGGGAGACGAAGCAACACCAGATCTTGATGATGTTGAGACATTTGAGCCTGGAACTAAGGACAAAAAATAATGGCAAAAAAGAATTATGGTCGTGGAAAAGGTAAAGACGATCCGCGCAAGGCACCCAAAGATGTAAAGCCAACTACTACACCTGAAGAACAAGATGCCGCTAGAGCAGCTCTTGAGGAAGGGTTGCGCCAAAAAGCTGCAAAATCTCGTGCTAATGAAGATGATGTTAGATCTTCTAGTAAAGCAAAAGATGTTGCGCCTACACCTAAGGTTACAACCACTAAGCCTTCAGATCCAAAACCAATTCTTACTACAGAAGAACAAATGCAAGCAGAGGTTAAGGCAGAAGACTTTCAACCTAAAGATAAAATTGGAGGACCTGAAGATTCACCTGCTGTAACTGCACAAGTTCTTGGAGAAATGACATCTGGTGTAGATGCAGAAGCAGTAAAGAAACTTTCTTCTACTGGTGGTAGTGATCCACTACGACCAAAGGTTTCAGAGTTTGAAGAAGTATCTGAAGAAGAAGCACGTGCAGCTGAAGCTGCTGGCTTAGCTTCAAGAGCACGTCGTGGTGCATCAACAGTAGTTAATCCTACAAAGACCTCTCCATACGATGCCCCTAGCTCAGGAGATGTTGCTGCTTTGCCTATGGATAAAAACTACCGCGTTGATGTTATGGGACCTGGTGTTCCTAACGCACCTGCTGTAGCAGCAAGTCGTGAAGACCGTGTTGCAAAGGGTCTTGGTACTCCTGGTGATGAACTAGGTCTTGAAGATGTTATGCATAATGGAAAAACATACCAAGTAAATCCGGATGTTGCTGCAGCGTATAGACTTCATAGAGATGCTTGGGAAGCTAGAAAAGCTAGCGGTAAGCGTGCAGGAAGAGAGTTTGCACCCGATGAAATGGCTGGAGGACATGAGCATGCGTTAGTACGTATTGCACGTGAACTTGGTGATCCAGAAATTACTCCTGAATCTGTTAACGCATACAGCGTAAAGGTTGCAGGTAAACGTGGCGCTATCTCCCATGCTGCTGGTGTATACCAATTGCTTACAAAAGACCGTGCATCTCGAAAAATGGTTTTAAAACCAGCTGCGCTTAATGATACTGTACAACACCCGACTGAGACAGATTCTTTTGGTAACCCATTACGCATGAAAGTTAAAGATGCTGCTTTTCACACAGCTTTTTCATCACACCTTAAGGTAGATGGCAAAAGCCCTAGCGGCTATTCAGTTGAAGGTAGCGAAGCTGCTCAACCTATGATTGATGAAAATAACAATCCAACGTTTCGTCATACAGGATTTCATTCATTTGACACGGGTGAGGGTAAACTTTGGATTCACACAGACCCTAGTGAATATGAAAACTACACCCCTTTAAAGAACCGACTACGTTCAGAAATCAAATCACCAACACCAGCAGGATCTATTAGAACCGGTGAAGGTAGAGCACCATTAACATCAGGACGTGTTACAGGTTACGTACCTTTTAGCAACCCACTACAACCGATTGTAGACCCTGCTAAACCTGATTCACAAGGAGTACCAAACACTGGCCCTACAGCACCACCTCGTGTAGGCATTCAAGGAGATCAACCATTTTACGTATCACGTACTGCTCGCCGTAGAAATTTAATTTCAGGTGATCCAGGATATGTTTCTGGTTCAGAGCTAGATGGTATGTATGACAAGGCAGAGCGTTTGCAAAACTTTGGTGCTAAGCGTGAAGCTGCTCGTGCATCTATGGGCTTTGATCCAACTATTGTTAATCACCTAAACGATCAAGCAGCAGAGCTTACACAAAGAATTTCTGATCAACGCGATAAGATAAACTTTGGTACATACGATATTCCACATGACGATGTTCCTCGTAATCAAAAGGGACAAGCAAACATAGACGAAAAAGGTAAGTTTACTTCGGGAGTTGGCCAACAAATGGCTAAGGCCGCAATTCCAAAGGGAACTGCTCCAGGTCCAAAAGTTTTGCAAGGTGTACTAGATCTTGGAGAAGGTTACGACTATCCACAAGATGATTATAAGATTCATCCTACATATGAATATGATGCAAAAGGTGGTCGCATAACAGGTGAAGGTTCAACACGTGATTTAGCAACAGCACGTCCTGAAGATGCAACACTTGACGTACAGACTGGTAAGGGTCTCTCAAGAGGCATGGAAGTAGCTCCTAAGGTAATGTCACGTGCAGAAGCAGGTATTCCTGATTCTACCGTTACTCCAGAGCACCAACGTTTCTCAACTCAATTTAGTGCACTTCTAAAAGCTGAACCAGATACTGTAGTTGATGAAGACGGTGCAGTAGCCGGACACTCAAAGACAGATTCATTTGCTACTAACGTAGGTGAAAAGCCAAAAAATTCTCTCACTATCAAGGGAAGTGCACCACTACCTAGTGGTAAAACTACTAGAGACTTACGGGGTGCTAGAGAAGACATCCGTATGGGTACTCAACCATTATTTGCACCAGAAAAGGTTGAGCAAATAAGCTACAAGGGATTTGAAGAAGTAAAGCCAGAACCAAGAGAAGAAGTGGAAACACCTAAGTCTCCATACCTTCCATCAGGAGGTGTTGACTACACTACTCCTGAACCTGTGGTTACCCCTGTAGAAAGTGATCCTTATCAAACATCTGGTGCTACAAACAAGCGTGGACGCTCTATTGATTACTCAACTGGGCGCTCTAGAAAACCAGAACCAGTTCCTCATCAAGACTCACTGTTTACTGACGCAGAACTGATGCCTCCACAAAACGATTCATTAGTTGAGTTACCATCCACACGTCGTAGAGAAGCTTTCCTAGGAACTATTGGTAAGAGTGATTCAGCACTGATTGAAAGCATAAGGTCTAAAGATCGCGGCTACAAGCAAATAACTCAATCAACAGTTGCTGCACAGCCATACTCCTCTCCAGAAATTGGAGACTTTGTACACCACTCACGTTATGGTGGCGGTAAAGTAATTGGGGTAAAGGATGCTGCACATGCACTTACAGGTGCGCCCGATAAGCACGTTACTATTGATTTTGGTGGTAGCACAGGTGTTAATGATATCAAGCCTCTTGCACTAAGTGAGCACAGTCGTTTCTTGGAAAAGGTACAGCCTGTAGAAACATTTGACAGAGCATACCCAGATCCTGAAACTCCAAATATTGGGGTAAGTACCCAGTTCTCTGGACTAGAGTCAAAAACTTCTAACATGCCTACATTTACCCCAAAGAAGCGTGGAAAAGGGTAAGTAAGGTGGATAGAACAGAAGTGTTCAATTCCTCGTACCCTGTTAAAAACAAAGGTCCTAAGAACCTTCGTTACCATGCGCATGAGTATGCTGACTGGGCCCACGATTTAGAGCCTGATCAAGGTGGAGATCACGCTATCACCAACCGACGATATGGACGTGGTGCAAGCGGAGAGTCCAGTACGTAATGGGATACTCTAACGACACCATTTACACCAGTGGTGGGGAATTTAACGGTCGAGGTGTGCATAAATGGCACTGCTTAGGCTGTAATTGGACTCATCAAGAACTTGGTGGAGTTAAAGATAAAAATCGTGGTCAACGCAAAGCTGACAACCATGCGTGCTACAATTCTGCTAACGACTCTTGGAAACAACGTAAGGATTTAGAATAATGGCTAAGACAGCTGCGTGGCAACGTAAAGAGGGGCAGAACCCTAACGGCGGATTAAACGCTAAGGGAAGAGCCTCTGCTAAAAAAGAAGGCCACAATCTTAAGCCACCTGTAAAAAAAGAAGAAGCTGCTAAGTCTGAGAAGTCTGCTGCACGTCGTAAGTCATATTGTGCACGCTCTGCAGGACAAGCAAAGAAGTTTCCTAAAGCAGCTAAAGATCCAGATAGTAGACTAAACAAAGCGAGAAGGGCATGGGACTGCTAATGGCTAAAGGACCGTGTTGGGATGGCTACGTTCAAGTAGGAATGAAAATGCAAGGTGGAAAAAAAGTACCGAACTGTGTACCAGAAGGTTCAGGAAAAGATAAAGTTAAAAAACCTACTAAGAAAAAGGTAAAATAATGAAAAACCCAGGTTATGATAAAGATGGTAGATTTGTAGGTAGTGAAAAAGGCGCATACAATGCCGATGGTAGAAAAATAGGTTACGACGAAGACGATATGAAAGTCGGTCAAAGCGATACTGCTCGATTCTTGGATGATCCACGGCACATGGCAAATGAAGATGCGTACATGAATCTGCACCCTATTGTTAGGCCAAAAAGTGCACAAGGCTTCCCGATGATGCACCCTGGAGCAACTTCTCAGCATTTAGGAAATGACCATGGTGGACATAGAACTGCAAATGATGTTCGCTACGACATTCGTCACGGATATAATATTGCCAAACAAAGAGGGACATCCGCTAGTCTTTTGACCGCAGAAGACGCGGGATACGCAGCTCGTAAACACATATACATACAGCGCGAAGAAGACGCAAAGAAGAAAGCAGCTCCAGCAGATCGCAGCGGAGAACGATCTGACCAGTTTAAATTTACAGATAGTGCACCAACACAAACAAAAAGTCTTTGGGACGATTCTGGTATGGATGATGCACCAGCAGCACCAAAATCAAAACCAAAGAACGAAGACACCCTTGGTGGAGCTATTAGACACGTAATTGGTTCACTTCGCAAGAAGGGCTAACTAATGTTACGAGGTGAAGACTGGGTTCCTGGAGAACATGCCGATCCTGTATCACCTGTTGCTAAAAAGTTAAGTGTTGAGCCAGGTCGTTTAGTTGATTCACCAAGAATAATAAATCCTAAAAACCCAGGTATTGGTGCAGTATCTTATATTGAGTCTCAAGATGGGCCATGGGACGGTGAAAAAGGTCATAAAGAAGTTTTAGGTCGCTATGTACATTTATTTAAGGGTTTTCATGATGCTCGTCCTGAGGATATTGATATGAACATAGTCGGGCAACATTGGACTATTGACCCAAGCGTTGCTGAGGATTATGCTACTCATGGAGAAGATGGAACATGGAACAGAGGAAATAACCATACTGTTTTAGAAGGCAGAATACTAAAAGATCATTTAATGAAGTATGAAGATATGACAGATAACTTTAGAAGTCAACATGTTATGAATCGTGGTGTTGGCTTTGCAAATGCTTCTCGTGAGGTACCTCTAGTAGAGGGTAAGCCTATACATATAGTTGCTACCCATGATATTGTTACAGATGAAAATCGTAAACCTGTAAGCTCAGTACGAAAAGAGACTACTCTTTTAACTGGCATTACTAATCCAAATAAAAGAATGGCAGGGCGTAAAAATGGCTGAGCAAGTAAAAAGATTTGGACCATATAAGGGCTCTGAAGCTAATGGCGGACGTCCTATCTACGTATTCAAAAAGAAGGTAGATGGTAAGTGGGTTACTACCTCTAAGAATAAGGCACGTGTTGAGTACGAAGATAAACACGGTAAGTTAAGCCGAGACACAGATGTAGACCACAAGGATAATAACCATAGTAATGATAAGAAGAGTAATCTTCGCCCATTAAAGCATGGCAAGAATACTGCCAAAGAGAACAAGCGTAGAGCTGGAAAGAAGTAGTCATGGGACAGTTTGATAACGTGGGACTAAAACCAGTATCTCGCATAGGTTTAAGTGACAGTGACCGTGGAATAGGGCTGCCTGAGCGCTATGATGGACCACGTCCTGGTACAACAGTTGAAACCAAGAAAAAACCTAAATTTAAAACCGCTGCTATTCCACCTAAAAATCCTCCAAAGAATCCGCCAAAGGGACCAACAGGCCCTAAAGATCCTGATAAGTATAATAAGGATAATAATAAAAATCCTAAAAAAAATGGATATTTAGACAAAAGTAGAAAGAAATAATGGCACAGTCAGGAAGAAACGCAGAGATGGCAGCCGGAGCAGGACTAACATTTCAAAATTCTTCGGCGTATAAATCTGCTGTTACTACTACTTCCTCCTCTACACCAGGAATGTCAATGGATACTGGTGGTGCTGCTAAAAGCACAGGGTCTACAACAATGCCAGGCGCAGCATCTGGAAAAATAGGCGTAGGCAATTCAGACAGGGGCGGAATGCCAAACCTAATGAGTCTTTACCAAGTACCTGCTGCTGGATCTATGCCAGCAAGGAAAGAACCTTCTGCACCTAAAATTACAGCGCCATCAAATCCTTCTAGTAGTAGTAGTAGGGGCGGTGGTTTCCGAGTGGGCGGTATGATTGGTTGGGGCAGCGGAGGCGGAATGGGGATGGGGAGAATAGACTAATGAATAGTATTGGAAGAATGCAAGAGTTATCAATGGGAATGAATAGTTCTGGATCTAGCTCTTCTAATTCTAGACCATCTTTACCACGAGAGTCCGGTGGTGGAAGCACCGGTGCTACGACGGGTAATAGTGGCATGTCTCCCAAATCTTCTGGGGGAATGTATGGGCCAAACAACCAAGCCGAAAGTGGATTTAAATTTAATTACGAAGCACCTAAAAATGGATCTGTGCCTGCTAGAGGGACTCCTGGTCTCCGTGGCGGTATGGGCTTTGGTGGCGGTGGACTGTTTAATAAAAGTAGGTAGAAGTAAAAAAGGCCCCAGTTACGGGGCCTTTTCTATTTACTTAGGAAAGTCATCAAACCAGTCAGTAACTGCTGATTCGGAACTTGTGCCGTCATATGCATCAGGTCCTAGACCCCAAGACCCAAAGTTTGTTCCACGATTAGTCATGTAGAAAGCTGCTTGGGCGTTTGTCACTGGGTCTAGTAGTTCGGCATTAGATTTAATACCAAATTTTTTTCTTCTATCTTCCCCAAGATTTCCGATCATATTGATCTGGAATAGTCCGTAGGAATTATCCCCTGTTGAGGATGTCTTATTATGGGAATTTGAGTTGCCCCTAGACTCTCGCATAACTACTGCCCAAGCTGTCTTCAAGGAGCTACCCTTAAATCCAACTAGTTCAAGCATCTCTGCTAGGTCTGTAGGACTGAACTTAGTCATTTCCCGATACTTATCTAAAGGATCAACTATCACTTCGACAGTGCTCACAGTGGGCGTATCAACCCGGTTGAAGACCGCGTAGGCCTCGTTTGTTGTTACTATTGATAGCATAAGCGCCATCAGGCTTGCTTTTATTTTTAGTACAGTTTCTTCATTAAATTTCACACTATCTCCTAGGCTAGAAAGCCAACCCGAACCTTTGACTGCCTGTCACCCAGTCTGGGGTAGCTTGGCGTCTGTCTGCCAAGCTAGTTGCAACTCTTTTGTTTCGTTGTTAGTGTTGAGGTTTTACCCTCTATATAAAGTCTACCAGTAAATACAGACTTGGCGCAACATCGAACTCAATATAAGATATGATAAGATATTGCCGTAAAATACGTTCTGAAAGGACATATTATGGAAATTTCTAAGCCTAAATGCTTATCTTGCGATAACGAGCCCCTGTATTACGTTAAAAATGAATTCTCTCTTGACCAGCTTTTTTGTGATCTACATCTCTCTCCTGTATTTGACAAGACTAAGCTTCCTGCCCACGTAACTTACTATGTGCAAGAAGAAAAAACCAAGGTCTCTAAGAAGAAGAAGGCAGTGGCCGAACCTGTTAAAGAACTAACTGAATAATGAGAATACAGAGGGTAATAACAAAACAAGGGCATCCAGTACCAGCATCTTCACATGCTCCTAGGGGCCCATTTCCACCAGAGTTATTTCGTGAGCCTGACATGATTTCTGACTATACACCTATTGATGATGATGTACCTGTTGGTGGAACAGCTCAAAATAACTTTAGAGCTCCTAAGCTCTTTCGTTGTAAAAACTGTTCTGTGCTAGTATTAGAGTACGAACTTGATGAACACGTTTGTCCGGAGGCGGAGGATAGCAGTGGCCAAGACTCATGATGTAGGTAAGTTCTATTGGCATACCATGATCTACCCAATAAAACCACCAGTATTGTTTGAAAAAGCAAATACACAAGAAATTGAGCCTCCATACAGATTTGGATCAGGTGTTTGCATTAGATTTCCTTTTACTAGAGCGTCTTTAGTTTTTGGTAAGTGGGTAAAATCTTACTCTGAAAGCCAGGCGCTAACTAACGCAGTAGGTGGAAGACCAATGAACCAAGACGAAGTTGATTGGAACATTATTAGAGATGGGGCGGAATATGATGTTTAAGAAGAAAACAGAAGAAAAAAAGAAAACTAAGATTGAGAAGCGGGTTGAAGGATTACCTACAGCTGAGCTGTTATCTTGGGCGGATCAAGCAATCTACTCAATTGGTAGAAACCTATCTAATTGGCAAAAAAGTAAAGACAACTTCTCATTAGAGGAGGCACGAATTGGCTCAGAAGTTCTGCACGCCATAATGGAGTCCTTAAATAAGAGAGTTATTAAATGAGTCTTAACGATTTTGAAGAACTTGATCCAGAAGAATTAGAAGAAGGCAGTGGCCCACTTCCAGAAGATGAGGAAGAAGATGAGCTTGATGAGCTATCAAAAGAATTTGTTAAAGTACTTATAGATAAAGTAATGCAGTTCATGGAGATGCTTGTAGGTCACGAGCTCCACGCGTATCAAAAGCCACTTGCTAGGAGAGTAATTGAATCTGTAATTATTAACGATGGTGAAGAAGTAACTGCCCTGGCATCACGTCAGTCAGGAAAATCAGAAACAATTGCTAACACAGTGGCCACACTTATGGTTATCCTTCCAAGGCTTGCCCGCATGTACCCAGACCTACTAGGTAAGTTTGGTGACGGTATTTGGGTGGGCATGTTTGCACCAATCCAATCTCAGGTTGAAACCCTTTACGCCAGAACAGTGTCCCGCCTTACCTCTGAGCGTGCTATGGAAGTTTTTGGTGACCCAGAGATTGATGATATGCCTGGTAAGAACCCGGGCGTAACTCGTAACATTAAGCTTAAAAAGTCTGGTTCAACCCTAATGATGATGACTGCTAACCCACGAGCTAAGATTGAATCTAAATCTTTCCATTTGATCATTATTGATGAGTGTCAAGAAGCAGATGACTTTGTAGTGTCTAAGTCTATTAGCCCTATGGGAGCTTATTACAACGCTACTATTGTAAAGACTGGCACACCTACAACAAGTAAGAATAACTTTTACCGAGCAATTCAGCTCAATCGACGCAGACAGGCAGGCAGTAGAAATGCAAAACAAAATCACTTTCAATGGGACTGGAAAGATGTTGCCAAAGTCCAACCGAACTACGAAAAATTCATTAAAAAAGAAATGCTTAGAGTTGGTGAAGACTCTGACGAATTCCAAATGTCGTACAACTGCAAATGGTTGTTGGAAAGAGGAATGTTCGTTACATCAGGGATCATGGACGATCTTGGTGACACATCCCAAGAAATCGTTAAAAGTTGGCATAGGTCCCCAGTAGTTGTTGGTGTTGACCCTGCACGTAAAATTGACTCAACAGTAGTAACTGTTGTATGGGTTGACTGGGATAGACCAGACGAGTATGGCTACTACGACCATAGAGTTTTAAATTGGTTAGAACTTCAAGGTGATGACTGGGAAGAGCAGTACTTTCAAATACAGCAGTTCTTATCAAGCTATGACGTACTTGCTATTGGTGTAGACGCTAACGGTGTAGGTGACGCAGTGGCCGGACGTTTAAAGGTTCTAATGCCACGAGCAGAGGTAATCTCTGTTACTTCTAGCCCTACAGAACAATCAAAGCGTTGGAAACACCTACAGGCACTAATTCAAAGACAAATGGTTTCTTGGCCTGCACACGCAAAAACTCGTCGTTTACGTATCTGGAAGAAGTTTTACCAACAGATGACAGATGCAGAAGTTCAGTACAAGGGACCTAACTTTTTAGTTGGGGCCCCAGACGAAGCCCACGCACACGACGATTTTGTTGACTCTT